ATATGCCGCTGCTTCAGGATTGTTGAGAGCTAGAACATTCGTTTCTAGCGTAACCCTACCACCAGCAACCCATGCTGTGAATGCTGTCGAATCAATAGCTTCGCCAGTAATAACATCTTTAAGTGAGAACGATGTTCCGTTGATAACAACAACTTTGTAGCGCTTGTTGTTTATTTCGTCCATTCCTCTTTCCGTAGGCATATCTGGGCCTAAATCGGTCAGCCTTACGACTTGGTTGTCTTGGAACGTGTAAGCAGCATGGCTAACAACACAAGGATCAGCAGCAGTTACGCCAGTGATCGTTGTATGTCTAGTACCTAGACCGCCATCAGTATCAGCAACAGTGAAACCATTGGTCGCAAGATCAATGTAGTTAAACGATGCACCAGCGTTGGTGTCGATAACTTGTTTCTGTGAAGCATAACCGGCGGCGGTTAGCGTCCTAAACCACCACTGCTCAGGGAATCCATTTGCCGTGCTAGTCCAATCCGTCAAGTTGCATAGATGAACTGCATCAGGCTGAAAAGGAATAGTGAAAGTAGTAGCATCTCCTGAAGATACATACTTCGCTGTATAGGTCATTGTTTGACCTTCAAATAAATCTGACATATTTTCCTCCTATTACTTTTTGGTTGAGAGCAACGTTACAATGTGCGCATCGTCGAGGACAGCAGCATTAAACCATGCAGTGAATCCCATTGACTGGAATCTGTTAAGATAGTCATTCTGCCCTAGTGGCTTAATGATCATTTCTGTAGCTACTTCATCAATAGCAATACGACCCAGAGCACCAGAACCTATAAAGGTGTTGTTGTAGACTGGAGGACTGTCAGTTGATACTTGTGCCAATGTAGATGTTACCCAGCGAGCTTCATCGGTTGCACCGAACTCAGCTTGTAGGACAGAATCTTGTGAACCATACTGCGCAGTACTTGAAAAGGCATCAAGATTGCGGATGTCTGGCTTGAGTTTAACGTGTGAAGTGACCCAGAAACCTGCGTCTACAGGGCCTGTTCCAAAACGACTAGATCCTTCTGTCGTTGGTGTCATCTTCTCTGTGTCATTCTCATCAAGATACGCGATAGGTCTTTCAACATCAATCGTAGTTAACTCTGTAATAGCGTTTCCGTTAACACCATTCAAGCATGAAATCTGCGGTACTGCTGAATCCATTACGTCGCGTGTAACCTTGTCAAGCATGGTATGCATGCACTGAGCGAGGTTGTCGGCTGTTTCATTAGCTGTGTCATCTTCAACGACAAGAAGAACAGTACGGGAAAGTAAGACTACCTTTCCGAATTCTTGTACTCGAACATTGACATCGTACTTCTGTACTTGCTCTGGTGCTGGATCTGCATCTTCTGACAGAACTACTGGATCAGAGTTTAGATTTTCTTGCCTTCTCAACGCCATTGTCCTGGTGTTCTGTGAAGGTAGAAAAAATTCTTTTGCAAAAAGGTTGTGTATGTTGCGTGGCTTAGCCCGTTGCAATAATGCGCGGTGTGCCCACGCATTGGTCATAGACCCATACGTCGTGGTATCTGTTACTGCTCCCATAATTTTCCTTCCTATCCAAGCAACTACCTACGCTTTCTTTTAGACGCCCTCCAGTCTTGATACTCTTTATCACTCATCTTCATTAAATCTATATTAGCATTCATTGCAGTCGATTTAGGAACGCTGGTCGGCGCGTTAGGGGCGTCTTTTTTTGTTTCGGTCCTTGTCTTCTGTTGTGTCGGCTCTTCTGGTTCTAATGCTGTCATAAGTCTATAAGCCTCTTGATATCTGTTAGGTGCTTTCTTTAAAACGTATGCATAATCTTGGTTTTGTTTTAAAAAATTCGTTAATTTTTGGTTTACATATTCAGTCTTCTCAGGGTTGTTATCTACCCACAGTTGTTCTTTTACTTCCCGAACAGCTGCGTCGATAGTTTCTTGCTTCGACTTGCGAAGCTCTCCCTTCGTCGCTGATTCATAAAACGTTTCGTCTTCCTCTTCTTCTTTCGGTGCTACCTGCTGTTGCATCATACGTTGACGCTCCTGCAAGTGCCATTCCAAATGAAGTTCGGCTTCCTGACGCTTCTTTCGTTCTCTTTGTAAGGCAGGAAGGGGTACAAGCTTCTTTTCTTGTTCCGGCTGCTCTTCGTGTTTCTCCCCGTCAACAGATTGTTGCATATCAGCAACGAGTTCGTCGGGCGAAATAGCTTGAGCTTCTACCTCATCTTGATGCTCTATGATTTCATCTTCTGGCATAGTATTTTCCTTAGTGCTTTGCGCTGCACTTTGCGATACGAGCGGTTAACCTGCTACGTCGGTTTTTACTTTGGCATTGCTCCCTTAGCTTGTAAGTAAGCAACACCCTTTTTATTGAACTCTATCTTAAGATTCTTCTCTCCTGGCACCTTCGGTGGTATCATCCATAACAACTCACATATACCCCTCTTATTAGATATCCAATATACCATGGTATTACTCATAAAACGGGGCAACGTAGTGCTTGCCTTTGGCTGTCCTATCTTGAACATGCTAGGATCGTAAGTATCAAATTTCGCGTGTATAGTAAGAAAATAGTTATCACGGAAACCTCTACGAGCCATATCATTAATGGAATCTTCTACTACTTTGTCTATAGATTTTTTTAACGACTGTTTCTCGTCGATAAACTTAGTAGGTAAGATCAATCCCGATACAGGACATTCCGCCATTCCTTTTATCATACTAGCATCCCACTCCACGTAGAGATTCTTTCTCCGTGTAAGCTTTATGTAAAAGCTTATTTGCTTTCATGGAATCTTTGTTCGAAGAAGGCCCTACTCCACGAGCAACACTTCTTGCTTTTGGAAGAGGGTTTGTCTTGCTGGAATAAATTCCACGAACACTAGATGAACTTTTTTTTGTTGTCATCATAATACTCCTTGTTTGTATTGTGAATACCCGTCAGGGTGTTCTCCTGTAACCCAGGAGGATATATGGAAAAAGTATGCGAACAGTGCAAAATAGTCTTTCAAACTAGGCGTAAAAAGGCTCGTTTTTGCTCTATGAAATGTTCTTCTCGTCATCAATTTCCCATAGTTTTTAAAAAATGTCGAGTTTGTAGTAAAGAGTTTAAGGTTAACGTCGACAGAAAGGTTTTTTGCTCTCAAAAATGCTACTTTTCTTATAAATCTGCTAAATACAAAACGATTATATGCAAAACATGCGGAAAAGAATTTAAATGGCATGACTGGAATTCTAGTAATCGTCTTTATTGTAATGACGAATGCTTTAGAAATGCACCTACAAAGAAATCGTATAGAACAAAAGCTTATAAGAATCTTATAAATCGCTGTTCTATCTGCACCAATGAAAGGGGAAGGCTTGAAGTTCACCATATTGATGGAGACAGAAGCAACAACGAACTTTACAATTTGATAATTCTTTGTCATGGTTGTCACATGAGACTTCATAATCTTATGAAAAAGTCTAAACTTGAGCCTAAAGAATGTATAAATCTTATTAAAAATACGAACATAAGGTTTCTCTCCTCCCAACAATTTAGCTATCTCTCTATGCGAGTAGACAGAGGAGATCTTTCTTTTTGTGAGGATATGGATCTTTCTAGATATCGACGAGATCATTGGCCACCTCCCGAAGAAGAAGGGCTATTTGAAGATGAAGAACGTGACTGAGGAGATTGAACAGGCGTTGACAACGATGTCGTCTCAATCTCTTTAGCCTGTGCCATAACCTTTCCACCTATTGCCTCTCTATCAACTATCTCTTCATTCTCAAGCATGTTCACAAAATCAAGAACTTTAATAATTCTATCTTCATTCATCGAAGAAATCTCAGTTATCGTCTTAGCTTTAGCAAGTGCGGCTTGGGCTCTGTTCTCTTCGGATTCTGATATCCTTTCAGTAGCAAGGGCAAGGTCACTCTGTATGCGAGCCCTTCTCTCACCTGCCATAGCTAAGTTTGCTTCAGCCTGACTATTAGCCAATACTAAAGCGGTTTCTTCCTGTTTATCTATCTTAGCTTTTTGCTCTGCTTGCATCTTCTCAGCTTGAGCAATATGCTCTTCGAGATCGCTGACGCCTGCCATCGACAATGCATCAATGATAGCAGTCTCCGGAACGTCAACAATTTCGTCTCTCTTAAGATTGATAAGTTCGTAGTAGTAAGCATCTTTCTGCGACTTGGAACGTACGCCTTCCTTGACAACTGAATCAAACTGTTCGAAATTCTTATCATAGAATTGCTCTGTCGGCTTCTCGTTTAAGATACGCTCTATCTTCTCAGGAGAGTAATTGGCTTGTATCGCTTTCAATATGATTGTTCCAAGCTCCTGCTGAGCGTCCTCGATGTTATCGAAGATCTTTCTATTTCCACGTAGACCCTGGGCAATACGTACTTGGGCAAGACGTCCCGATACCTGGGTATTGCCGCCTTCATCGGAACCGATAACAGATTCGTTTATGTTCGATAGCGTAAGAGATAGCTTATCAAGCACATTCTGGTACTCGATCATCGCTGGATTGGTAGTACCACCAGTCAATTCTTGTACCGATGCGAGACCTTCGGGAGCATTATCAGGATCGACGCCGATAAGTTTGTTCTGCCCAGTCTGCAGAAGATCTTTAGGATTTTTAACCGATCCAAGAAGATACTTGTAGCCAGTAGAAATATCACTATCCATCATGTCCAAGATCTTCATATGCCGCTTGTTAAATTGACGTTGTAGCGACCAGTTACACGATGCGATACCCTGTATCCGCTTCGTTGACATCCAAATGGACGGTTCAAGGTAGCAGATCAGTGGGCGGAATGGGTAAGTATCAACCACACCTGTTTTATCTTCTCCCTCATATGCGGGAATGCCGTTTAACAGAATATGGAGTTCTATATACGGGCGCTCAACGTCTTTTATTTCGATCTCTGGGATCTCTTTTACCTCTTCTGGACGGATATTATAACGCTTCGGGTCGTTCCTCATATCCTTGAAGCGTTTCATGCCGAACTTTAGCTTGTCTAACTCGTCTTTCTCCATGTCGGATATATCACGGTTGAAACCAGTCTTCGTATCAATAAGGAACTTACGACTTCGGCTCGTCCTCTTATAGTACTGGTCGTATGCTACGATATTCTTTTTCTTCGATAACGTGGAAAATTGAGGATGATATCCTAGAAACTTGTCGTCTCTATAGCCCTGTCCAATGTCATCGATGACTGAAGGATCTATGAACGGTAACAACAGCTTAATATTCTGTATATTTATCAGGTCACGGGTGATGGCAAATCCACAGTCTTCGAGGTCTATCTGCTCAAAAGTAGGATCAAGAAGAAAACTGTTGTATGTTCTAGTGAAGAAACCTATGTCACCTTTGATAAAGTCATTCTTATAGTCCATCTGGATCCCACAAAGAGAGATACCACTCTTTAACATCTCATCGGCAGCAGAAAGAAAACGATTGTAGCCCTTGCCCTTCTCCCATACATGATATCCTACCTTTGTAAACTGGTCGGAAGTCTTCTGGTCGCTACCCTCGACAGGAGAATAGATGATCTGATTGATGTTATCACGAAGATATCCCGAGAAGAACTCCAAGGGACGGCGCATTATGTTGAACTCTATAGGCTCACGCTTGTCTTTCAACAGTTGCTTTCTTTCTCCTTCAGTCCAAGTATACCCTGCTGCTGCAAGATTGTAGACTTGGGCGTCGCGCTGCATAGGCTCCCAAAACTCGTGGGCGTAACGGTAATTGTCTAGGACTTCAGATCGTATGTCGTTATCTGTATACAAAATCCCGCCTTACTGTTAAGAGTTTTTCTTAATAGTAAGCATCCACAACAAAAAAGCAACAATTTTATATTGAAAAACAGCGATTGTCAACAAGTTCCATGTGCTGCTCCATGGCTGAAGTGATGTTGATTCCACGCTCTATAATACCAATGCTTTGTGCTGTATAGATAAGAGCATCGGCATAGTGATCGTGGATGTCCGGCAACGGTTCCTCAAGATACTTGCCCAGAGGTTCGCTCCACTTCTTACGATACTTCATGCAATGCTCGATCAGCTTCTTGCATCGGTTCTGGTTAAATACCATTCGCCTAAGTTTCGTCTTAGTGTTCGAAATAGATGCTTGTTTGTCCATGCTCGGTAACAATGAGAAGACCGTATCCGTCCCAGTAAATAGCTTTTCAAAGTCTCCCTTGTAGTTCCTGGTAACGTCAAGCTCCGAACGCTTGACAGAATCGTGGGGCAAGAAGATTGTATTGTAGTGATAGGGCTTGTCCTTAAGAAGGAAGGAAGCATAGAAGTCCACGCCCTTGTTGTTGTCTTTGTAATAGTCAAAGATCCGTATCTCTCCATGTACGACCTGAAAGAAGATCATTACAGTTAGATCATTGACTCCTATATCCATGGCTATATAGACAGGAGCAAGAGGGTCGTAAGGATTTGTAGATATGAATCTGTTCTCATCGCTTGCCCTCTTAAACTCATCAGCGAAGTAGTACGCTTCCGATGACGACATGAACGCTTCCGTTACAGTAGAAGGATATTCCTGCTGCATCTTGTTCGCTAGCGTCTTCTCTTTGGTCACGTACCAGTTGCGCTGCTGCCTGGTTATGATCCGCCCCGTGTCTTCCTCTACCTTTGTAAAGTAGTCCGACATATTAACATCATAGTCGATGTTCTGCTCTAGCTTGTACTTCTTCTCATCCATCCACGAATAGAAGAATAACTTGTAATCCAAGGGAGTGAGGTTGTCATTACCGCGTACGCTGGCAGAGTTCACCATGTCGAAATACTGCCCAGCGGATCCCTCACCCGTGCTTTCTATTGTAACACATCCACCCATCGGTACTGTTTCTAGCGTGCCCGTTATGACTTCATCCGCTTTTATGGGATTGCGAGCACACGTTTTCCCGAACTCTGTTACTACTACATTTGGATAAGATCCGCCGCGTAATGTTGTATCTACTCTAAGAAGCGAATGATTCGATAGTTGTATCTCTGTAGTTGATCGGCTCTTTATGCCAAGCTCTAGCCAAGGTGGAAGATTGTCTATGGCGTAGCCTATGATCTTCTTGAAAATGTGGGAAGAATGTTCACGACTGTATGATACAATGCCACAGCCAGTATTATCGTTCCATAACGCTTCATCTAAGAGATCGAGGATCCAGAACGTTGACATCCCTAACTGCCTTGCTTTTAACACGATATTGCGATTGTGTCTATTGCGATGGCAGTCACGCTGCACAGGATTCATGTTGAAGAGTGTGCGATTCCTATCCTTGTCAATGATATAGTAGAAGTTATCGAGTCGATACTCTTTGTCGTGTAGCCTGTTGACGTCTACGTCTTTAAAGCTGTTGAGGTGTATCGCTTTGTCTATCATCCACCCATTTCCTCAAATGCTCGTACATATTTCTCTACTGCAGGGGAAGCTTGATATATTGGAAACCATTCAAATTCATTATCACTACATTCGATAGCCCACTCGTATAATCCAAATTTATCTTTACGGATACCATCAATAGGATTGCCGTAGCCTCTAGCCTTTAGCATATCATTGATAGAGTTCATTAGGTCTATGTCGTTATCTATCATGCTTTAGACTTCATATATTCATCTATTATCTTCTGATATTTAGCGATAAGTAGTCTCGAACTGTCGATAAGATCGCTTCTTTCCTTATCTGCCTTCGCAACTCTAGCGATATGTTCTTTTTCATCGTCATCTCTAGCCACATAATCTAGATGTCTCTGATATCCTGGATGGAGTATCCACATTATGAGTCTTTTAATCTTTTTAAGCATGGCGCGCCTTCTTAGGTAACAGGAACCTTAGTAACATATTCTTTCTTATTGCCGCCACCAGTGACAGGAGCGTCAGAACCGGAGCAGGTGATTTCAGGAGGCAAAGGGAAGTCATTAACCTCGTGGATAAAGAAGTCACTTTTATAGACATTATGAACTACTGTGTTTACAGGTTTCTTAAACACGTCCCTCTCTGCTATCTTATAGCACAGCAGCTTCTTGTAGCGCTCGTAGCATTCTTTGCAAGCTACCTCAGTGTCATATGTTATGCTGGCTAGTCTCTCTCCTTCAACAGTATAAAACGATATAACTTTATTGCTATAGTGCTCTATATTTATAGATGCAACGAAATCAAAGTTTATAAGATCGCCCTTTACTTCATTCCATGCCATATTATTTCTCCTTCTTCTTGTTGTATATCGTCGCTTAAAGCGGATCGGGGAGGCATTTTATACCTTTAAAATAGATGACATTAACTTGTGTCAACTTCATTGTGACATGAATTAGTGTCGAATTCGGACATTATTAGTGTCGAATTCGGACATTTTGTGTCCGTTACTTCACCTTCCTCTTAACTGGCTTCTTCTTAGGCTTGGACTTCTCTGCTCTCTTCTTAAGCTCTTCCTCAACTCGCTGCGATACTGCCATTGCCTGTGCTGCTGTAAGAGTAGAATCGTTCTTCTCTGCGTCAGGGTGAGCATATCCACGCTTGCGTCCTTTGTTGTTGAGATAGTACTGCGCCGACTTGAATGCGTGGGCTGGGTCGTCGTCCGCTTTAGCTATGAGCTTCTTGAATACACTTACTGCTGCGTCTTGCATCTCTTCATCGTAGTCATGCCTTAGCTCTTTGACTAACTCGACAAGATCAGGGTGTTTATGTACATACTTCGAGAAACATCTACGAGCAACATGTAACTCTTCGCAAGCGTGTAGATATACGCCACCGTGTTTCTTTAAGGCTGTGATGACTGTTTCCTTTGTCAAAGACTTTTCCATCGGTATACCACAAGGCATAATATGACCTCTCTTACGCTGTTAATATGCTCAACATAAGTCTATGTGTTATAAATATTAATTAATAGCATTTCATTGATAAGATCTCGTGTAGAATGTTCAGGGCGTAGCCGGCATTACCAGGAGTAGGCGTCCAATAATCAATAGTGTACTCCTCTTTGTATAGAACAATGCCTCCATAAGCTGCACATGCTAATACTATAAAAGCAACAAGAATCCAAATCGGTGACATAACCAA